TTGTAAAGGCATTGCGCGAAATTCCACACCCAACAATGAATAAATACAAGGGTAACGATGCTACAATGGAACTTTATAAAAAAGCCCCAAAAGTTGATTTTTTAGCAATATTTAACGAAGCAGTAGACACAATATAAAGGCAGCGGCAACCTATACCCGCCATTAACATGAGTACACTATACAATGGCTCAATTTGTTTGAGCGACATCCCAAAGGAAAAAATTACCATTTCCGAAAAGAATGGTAAAAAGTATCTAAACTTTAATCTTTGGGTAAATGATGAAAAAGACCAATACGGCAATATTGGTTCAATTAATGTAAGCCAAACAAAAGCGGAAAGAGATACACCTGGAAACAAAAAGGTTTATTTTGGTAACATTAAATTAGCGGAACGCAAAGAGCAACCCTTATCCGCTAACGATGTAGAAATTAAAAGACAATTGGAAAAGTACGATCCAGCAGATGACCAATTACCGTTCTAAAAATTAACCGAGTGGCAGCGGTAATACTGCCACACTTTTAAACCATGAACGCAATAGAATACGTTAAACACTTATACGCGCTTCGATATACAACTTACATTCGCCGCGATGGAAAAGGATACTACCTTGTTGATGGTGTAGAAATACCCGAAGCGGAATTTAAAGCAATGCATAAACTTCCAACGGTATTAAATAGAAGTATGGAAAATCCCGATAAAACAAGACTATGGCTCGGATAGCAACATACGCAAGTTACACGCATATTGAAGTTTACCGCAATGGCGAACTAGAAAGGACTTTGGGAATATACAATAAATCAAAGGTTGATAAAAATAGATTCATTAAAGCCATGTTCAATGAAGTAAGCAAAGCGGCTTATGCAAATCCACACAATACCTATTACATACAATTAAGAAGATATGATGAATAAATTTATAACTTACGAATATGGAAATAAATAAAATATACAACGAAAGTTGCTTAAACACATTGTCAAAAATGCAAGATAATTATCTTGATTGCGTAATTACTTCTCCACCATATTGGCAGCTTAGAGATTATGGCTATGATGGACAATGGGGATTAGAGCCAAGTTATAATGAATATTTGGAACATCTTTGGTCGCTTATGGATGCTATTTATTTAAAGTTAAAAGATGGCGGAACTGTTTGGGTAAATTTGGGCGATACTTATTCAACACAAAGCGGAACAAATGCAGCATTAGCAAGAGGTAAAAATTATGAATCAGAATCAACTTATTTAACAAATAGAGGTGAATCTGAAAAGTTAATTAAACCTAAAAATATGCCCAATAAATGCTTGTTACTTATTCCGCATCGTTTTGCAATTGGTTGTATTGATAGGGGATGGATAGTACGAAATGATATAATTTGGGCAAAGCGAAATGGTATGCCTGAATCTGTTGTTGATAGGTTTAGTAAAAAACATGAATATTTTTTCTTTATGGTAAAATCAGAAAAATATTATTTTGATTTAGATGCAGTAAGGTCAAAGCATATACACGCAAACGACAAGCGAAACAATGGAGAAAGACATATTTATAAAGATGGAGTTAAATCTTTAAACAATGATATGTTAGCCACAAATGCAGTATCATTTAATCCAATGGGTAAGAATCCTGGCAGCGTTTCTGATTTTTGGGATATTCCTACAAAGCCATCTTCTAACGAGCATTATGCAGCTTATAATGATGAATTAATTAAAAAGCCGATATTAGCAGGATGTCCTGAAAACGGTATTATTTATGATCCTTTTATGGGAACAGGCAGCACCGCAGAAGCAGCATTAAGGTCAAATAGAATATTTATAGGAAGCGAAATGTCGGAAAAATATTGCAAGATTGCAGAAAATAGATTAGCACCATTATTTAATCAAATTAAATTATTTTAAATTACTTATGACTAAACAATGCTCACGCTGCAAGGTAGTGCAGCCAATAACAAACTACTACAAACACCCACATGGGGAACTTAAATTAAATCCGTATTGCAAAGAATGCCAAAAGGCGGTAAGCAATAGACAACACCCTAAGTATAATAAACAATCAATGTATTTTGAATGGGATATAAAAAATGTAACTATATGACACACAAAGACCGGTATAACGATGCTCATTTAGAATGGTTTAAAAAGCGTTATCCTGCTGCATATAAAAACGAATTATATGCACCGCCTGTAATGCCTAAAATAAAGACCGCTAATGGTTTAACTCGCTACATAGTAAACATATTATTTTGGCTTCCACATACAAATGGAACAAGGGTGGCTTCAACAGGTAGGTTAATTGATGCACAAGAAAAACAACAAAGCGGAACTATTTTAACCGTTAAAAAGTTTATACCAGGAACAACGCGCAAAGGTACAGCCGATGTTACGGCAACCATAAAAGGAAGATCGGTTAAATGGGAAGTTAAAGTAGGTAAAGACCGACCAAGTGAATTTCAATTGCGAGAACAACAAATGGAACAACAAGCTGGGGGATATTACTTTTTTGTACATACTCCAGAGGAATTTTGGCAGCAATACGATGAGGTTATAAATAGTTTATAGTATATTTGTACAAGTTACGAGGTAGAAGCCGTAATATAATTAATCAAAAGAAACGCCTGAGAGGGCGGTTTAGGAGAAAAAACTAACGCGGTTTTTTCGCTTCTACCCTAAACCACTTCTCAGGTTTTTTTTATGGCAACACAAGATAGATACAACTTTGAAGCATTACCTGAAAAAGTATTACAAGACAAGGTATTTAATTATTTTAAAACTAATTTTAATGTATTTTCAGAAATTACTTCAAAATGCAAAAAACGTAGAATTGATTTATTGATGTACCATAATACCGACCTGAACAAAGATTATCCTATTGGTATTGAGTTAAAAAAAACAAGCGTTAAAAGAGGCGGTCATATTGGAGATTGGTGCAACCAAGCATCCGAATATACTAAACTAGAATTTAACAATCATATACCTTTAATATTTATTGCTCCTCAAATTAGTGGTTGGTATCTTGATGAAGGTGAAAGGGTTGCAAAACATGATGTAGAAAAGCCGTATTCAGCTGGAGCGCATAATAACGTAAATTCGTATTTATACAAAGCACATGGATTTGGTGAAATGCAAAAGTTTTATGACAATAAAGGAGTAGGAAATTTTAGGTTAGTTATAAATACTTATATTATTTGGGATTCATTGAACCCTACTTTTTTTAATATTGAAAAGTACAAGCAATGCAAATAAGTTCTTACCATCCATACACAAATAAAGAAGGCAAAACAACGGCTGGTTGTATTCCTTACGATTCTACATTAGAACAAGAGATAGAAGATATTATAAGCGGTAAGCATATAGATATAATAAACCAACTTCGCACAATAACCGACCATGAAGAAAAGCGAACATTTAAAGCCGCAAAACTTCCATGCTTTACCGTTAGTAGTGTTTGTAAAGATTGGAGAAATACCGAAAACATAATACAACATACAGGATTGATTTGTATTGATATTGATGCACACAATAACCCACATATAGAGGATTGGGGTAAATTGAGAGATGATTTATTTATAAATGGCAAATCGATTGTTTCGGCTTTTATTAGTGCATCGGGTAAAGGTTTGGCGGTTATATTTAAAATATTACCAGCCCATCATTTTCAAGTATTCAACACTATAATGCATGAACTTGCGGCAATTAATATAACTATTGATATTCAATGTAAAGACTTAGTAAGGGTAAGATTTTCAAGCTACGATCCGAATGCTAAAATACGTTTGTTTGATGAAGCGGAATTAGCTTTGCCAAATGACAAATACGAAAATGAAGAACCAAAGATAAAATTTAAGCCATCAAGAAATGTTAATAGTATTCGTACTTTTAGCCATGCAATAGAAAACGCTAATTTATGGGGCAATTTTGAGGATGGATATAAACATCATTATTTATTAAGAATAGCCGCGTATTGTAATTTGGTAGGGATGCACGAAGATACTTGCAAAGCATTTGTTATTGATACATTTGCTCATAAAACTCATATAACACATTTAGATTTAATAAAACCGATTATACTTGTTTATAGGTCTTATAAGGCGCAGCACTCTACAAAACAACTACCAATGCCCGAATATTCGTTTAAAGTGCTAAAATGGCTTTTAAAGTACGTTAAAAAGGATTTATTGAAACTACATATTGATAATTACGGTCAAGAAACATATTTTGGTGAAGATGGTACATATAGCGTTGATAATAAATTATTGGCTTTTTTTATGCATTTGGTTGCTCCTAATTATACATGGACTATCTTAGATTCCCCAAATAAATACACAAAAGAACAAATTAAAGATATTATTGAGCCAAATTGTTTGCTAGATTCTTGCAACGGTCAAAGAATATGGGTTAATAAAGATTATTCATTTCCTTCAAATTGGTAAACATGATAATTAATTTAAAATTAGAAAACACAAACGAAACATTTCCGCTAGAAATATTCGAGCCTATTGTAGAGCAATCATTTAAAGACCTTGCAAAAGAATATTCATTGCCTGTTGATTATATTGCAGTTTCCGCTTTATGGGCGGTCGCTTCCCTTTCTGGCAATATGTTTACAACTCAATTAGGCGGCGAAATGAAATCAATACTTTATTGCATGATGGTTGGTCCATCTTCAATAGGTAAAACAAAAGCCTATGACCTTATTTTTGGGGATATAATAGAGCCTTTGGCAGATAAATTATATAAAGATTATGCTACAAAAGAAAAAGAATGGGAAATAGCTAAAATGAAAGCTAAGGCAAATAATACAGTATTTACCGATCCAAGACCTATTCGTATAATTAGAAGCGCATCGGGCGCTACATTGGAAGCAATAACAAAATATGCATCCACAAATCACGCTGGATTTGGTGTGTATTTTGATGAAGGTAAAAAATTATATCAAGGCGGTTCTTATGCTAAGGACAATAATTCGGTTGATTTTTGGAATAACGTTTGGAATGGTAAAACCATTGATGACCTTAGAAAAGATCCAACTTTGGAAAATAGGGTTACAAATCCTGCTATTAGCGTACTTACTGGGATGCAATCAAAGCGAATAAATGAGATGTTTAACAAACAAGCCGTTGAATCGGGGTTGCTTAATAGGTTTTTATTTGTTTCATCCGATTATGTAGAACTAAACGACAAAAGGGATGCTTTTAGTGTTAAAAGTAAAGTTACGGTACATTGGGAATCTATTATTGAGCATTTGTTTAATATAGGGGTATTTTATACGGAAGGTAATCCAAGATGGGTAAAATTTACGGATGAAGCAAAAATATTGTTTAACGATACAAGAAATAGAATAACATCGGAAAGTAATATAATCATAAAGAATAGAAGGGAAGGCGATGTAAGTGAACTACTAATTGGATATTTAGGTAAAATGTTTGCTTATTATAATAGACTTACATTGATTTGTTCTATTATAAGAAATCACAAATCCCCAATAATAGATATTATTGATGTGCAAAACTCTGAAAAAGTATTTTATTATTTTAAGAGCCAAGCTATTAAATTACTTACCGAAATAAACAATACTACTCAAACCGATTTAGAAGGCAAACAATTAGAGTTGTATAATTCATTACCCGATAAATTTACCGCAAAGGATGCCGCCGATATTTGTTTGCAGCTTAAATGTTCTTCTAAATACTTTACAACTACATTTAGACAAAAATATGTAGGTAAATATATCATAAAAGTAGATGACAAAAATTACAAAAAAATATAATATATTAGAAATAAAGAAAGCGTTTTGGTTATTTCCAAAGCGTTTTTTTTGTATATTTTGGAAATACTCTATTTCCATTTTATTTCTTATAAATGATTGAAAATCAAATGATTAATAGTAAAGAAATAGGAAATAGAAATAACTATAATAATATAGAGTATATATATATATACTTATACTTTATACAAGGTATTTCTTATTTCTTATTTCCAAGCATTACTTTTTGCTTTTTATGTAAAAGAAATATTTTAACTAACTTTGCATTATGGGAGTACCAAGATATTATGAAACAGTAGAGGATTTGGATTTAGCTATCCAAAGCTATTTTGATGAAAATGGTGATGATTTAACTATTCCTGGTTTAGCCTATCATTTAGGTTTTGAATCACGCCAAAGTATATATGATTACAAAGAAAGGGAGATTTTCTCTTACTCAATAAAAAGAGCGATACTTAAAATTGAATCGGTTTACGCTAAAAAGTTAGCAGGGCAAAATGTAACTGGCATTATCTTCGCATTGAAAAACATGGGATGGAAAGATAAGACCGAAACCGAACATAGTGGATTAACTCCTATTCAAATCAATTTCATAGAACAAGAAGGTAATGAGCCTATCAAGTAAGGTAACACCTGTATTTAAGGAAAACCTAAACGCCTATAACGAAGGCTATCCGATTATTTGCAACGAGGGCGGTAGCCGTTCAAGCAAATCGTATTCGGTTATGCAATTGCTTATTCAAATAGCAGTAAATGAGCCAATGAAGCGCATTAGTTGCGTATCGCATAGCTTACCCCATATTAAACGCGGTGTTTATAGGGATTTTAAGTTAATTATGAATGAGTTGCAGCTTTGGGATGATAACCAATTTAGTTACTCCGATTTTATTTATACATTTAAGAACGGATCGTACATTGAACTATTTGGTTTAGAAGATGAAGGCAAAGCGCGTGGACCAGGAAGGGATATTTTATTCATAAACGAAGCAAACCTACTTACTAAGCCATTGTTTGATCAATTAGCAATGAGGACTACAGGACAAATATTCCTTGACTGGAATCCCGCCGATTTTGTTAGTTGGGTTTATGGCGTTGCCGATAATCCTAAAAACAAGCGGATTCATTCCACTTACTTAAACAACAAAGCTAATTTAACGGATAGCCAAATTAACGCAATAGAGGCGTTTAAAGACCTACCAGATGACTTTATGTGGAAAGTATACGGATTGGGGCAAAGAGGGGCGGCAAAGGAACTTATTTACACAAAATGGGGCATATCTGAACTACCAAACAAAGGCGAAGTATTTTACGGCTTAGACTTTGGATATAATCACCCCGCCGCTTTGGTAAAAGTAGAATATCATGAAGGCGCTCATTACGTTCAAGAATTGATATATCAATCCAATTTAACATTGACCGAACTTATACGAAAGATGCAAACGCTTGATATAGGTAGGGGAATGATATTTGCCGATGCAGCCGAACCTAAAAGCATTGAAGAAATATATCGCAGCGGGTTTAACATACACGCAGCCAATAAGGATGTTTGGGCTGGTATTGTTAAGGTTAAAAGTTTTCCGTTATATTTGACCGATAGCAGTACTAACTTAAAGCGTGAAATACAATCCTATAAGTGGAAAAAAGATAAAGAGGATAATATTATCGAAGAACCTGTAAAGGCTAACGATGACGGAATGGATGCGACACGTTATGCCATTTACAACTATCATGATAAACCTAAATTTACATTTATACCCCGCGAAACATGGTAATACTTTATAAACTAACAACACGCAACCGCCCCGCAAAGATGCTACTTGCTTATGATAGCGTTGTAGCTAATTCGGCAACGGATGAATATAAATTTGTTGTATCGTTAGATTATGACGATGCCCTAACGCTTGAAAGCGAGGAACTAAAAGCAATTAAATTAGATAAGAATGTTACCGTTTGCATAGGTGATAGCAAAAGCAAAGTTGAAGCCATTAACCGCGATATGCCAAAGAACGGTTGGGATATATTGGTTAATCTTAGCGATGACCAAGAATTCACACAATACGGATTTGATGAAGTTATCCGCGAACATTGCGGCTTAGACCAATTCCTGCATTTACCCGATGGTCATGTAAACGAATTACTGCCAACTATGTCAATCATGGGGCGCGAATATTACAATCGCTTTAAATACATTTACCATCCCGATTATACTTCGCTTTGGTGCGATAATGAAGCTATGGATGTAGCAATTGAATTGAATAGATACGTTTATTTAAATCAACATTTATTTGAACATAAACACCCAGCTTGGGGATTTGGGCAAACGGATGCTTTGGGTAGGCGTAATGATATTTATTACCGACAAGATGAAAGGACATACATTAAAAGAAAAAATTTGGGTTTTCCTAAAATAAGTATATTTGGTTAATATGATACTTTCAATACTAATACCATCATTACAAAGTAGAGCGGGCAGCCTTCGCACATTGTTAAAGTTAATTGGTACACATGAAGGCGTTGAAGTTCTTACACATATTGACGATGGGAGAATAAGCACAGGCAATAAGCGCAATCAATTAATTGAAAAGGCGCAAGGTAAGTATGTGGTCCATATTGATGATGATGATTACATAACGCCAAAATACATTCCTTCAATACTTAAAGCGGCGCAAGAAAACCCCGATGTAATTTGCTTTAAGGGTTGGATGACCGTTGATGGCGCAAATAGAAAAGACTTTCATTTTAGTATCAATTACCCATACGCACAAGTAGAGCATAAGGGTAAGCAGATTTATCTTCGCTATCCAAACCATCTTTGCCCCATAAAAAGGGAGATAGCAAATAAGGTATTGTTTCCAAATAGAACTATCGGAGAGGATTACGATTGGGCTACTAAAATACACAATCAAAAGTTGCTTAAAACACAAGTATTAATTGACGAATTTATCTATCACTACAAATACAACTCCTTCAAATGAACTACTCCCAAAACAACGAAGATATTGTTATTACAAACTACTTCAAAGGCAGAACAGGTGTATTGTTAGACATTGGCGCAAATGACGGTTATACTTTTAGCAATTCACTTGCTTTAATTGATTCGGGATGGGCAGCGGTATTGGTTGAGCCATCACCAACGGCATTTAAAAAGTTAAAAGAATTACACGCTAACAATGCCAATGTAAAATTGTATAATGTAGCTATAAGCACAAGTAAAGGAACGGCAACCTATTATGATATGGGTAACCATGTAGACGAAACGGATAGCAGTTTATTAAGCACATTGGTACAAGATGAATTAAAACGTTGGGATGGAATAGAATTTAAAACTAAAAAGGTTAAAACCGTTCCTTATAGTGAAATTGAAAATGTTTACGACTTTATTACAATAGACGCGGAAGGGCTCGACTACGATATACTCAAGCAAATCAATTTAGAACATACGCAAATGATTTGCCTTGAATGGAATAGCAATAAAGCTACATTGGACTTATTTAGGTCTTATGTACCCATTGAAATGAAAG